CGACGAACTCCGAGGACGACTGCGAGAGTTGCGGAGAGAGATGAGAGGCACGGTCGACGCGATGAAGGATGCCGCGGAAGAGGTAGTTGAGCCGTTCGTTAACGCATACGAAGCCGCGGTTGAATGGGTCGAAGAAATCAAGGAGGGAGCAACTGCCGCGGCAAACACTCGAAGAGAAATCATCCGACTTCGAGACGCACAAAGGGAACTCGATGTCGAGGTTGCCAACTCAACTGCGAAACTCGAGAACCTGAAGAAGATCCGTGACGACGAACGCCTCTCCATTCAGGAACGTATTGCGGCCGCAGAAGAAGCCGCGACGATGGAACAGGCGTTGACGAATAAGAGGGTAAAACTTGCAAACGATTTGGTCAAGGCTCTCGAGGATGAAATTCGTTATCAAGGCGAGACCGAATCAAACCTCCAAGAACTCGCTGACGCGCGTATTCAAGCCGCTGATGCCGCGGCACAAAGTGCGACCATCCAAACGGAACTCATGACTTCAATCTACGGATTGAACCAAGAGGCGATGGAGATTGAGCGGGAAATCGCGGCTATGCGACGGGAGTTCACGAACGAAAGGCTCGAAGGTCTCGAGGCGGAGAAGGCCGCAATCGAAGACGAGTACATTCAAAGACAAGAGGCGATTGAGCAACTCAAGACCGACGAGGAGACGAAAACACAACTCCTCCTCGAGGCGAAGGCTTCCCGGGACAAGGCCATTGAGGATGCGGAATTGGCTCATCAGTTGGAACTCGACGCAATCTCTGATGAAGCGGACGCGGCAGAAGATGCGAGAAGAAAGCAGGAAAGGGACGATGAGTTGGCCCTCATGGACCAACGGATAGAGTGGACGAAGAGCGGTCTCCAAGCTATCATGGCTCTCAACGAAGCGTTCTCGAAGGACGACCAACAAAGTGCAGAGAAAGCGTTCAAGCGGAACAAGGCTCTCGCTCTCGCGACCGCGGTCGTCAATACGGGTCAAGCCGTCGTCAACGCGCTCACCGCGGGAGGTAACCCAATCAAACTCGCTACGGGAGCGCAATTCGTCGAGGCGGGTATTGCCGCGGCAGTCGGTGCGGCTCAAATCGCTACCATCGCAAAATCCAAATTCGGTGGTGGATCTTCCGGAGACTACGGAGGAGGAGCCGGAGGAGGAGGAGGACGAGGCGGTGGAGGTAGCGTACAACCTCCGCAACTCGACTTGAGTTTCCTCGGAGACGGAGCCGGACAAACCGGAGCAATCCAAGCGTATGTCATCAGCGAAGACGTGACGAACGCGCAACAAGCCAACCAGAAAATCCAAGAACAATCTACATTATGAAGATTCTCGAACTAATCATTGACGAAGACGCGGAGTTGTACGGAATCGATGCCATCTCTCTCGTCGACGCTCCCGCAATCGAGCTTGACTTCATCGCGCTCAAATCCGACCGCGTCGAGTTCGCGGTGCAAGACGCGGAGAAAAGAATCCTCATCGGTCCCGCTCTCGTCCCCGACAAACCCATCTATCGAAGGAACGGAGAAGAAGAGTTCTATGTCTATTTCTCGAAGAAGACCGTGCGACGCGCATCGGAACTCTATCTCAAGCACGGACATCAGGGAAGCCATACCCTCGAACACGAACACAAGATTCAGGGTTTGACCCTCGTCGAAAGTTGGATTGTCGAGGATAAGGAAAAGGACAAGTCAGCCGCGTACAATCTCAACGTCCCGGTCGGAACCTGGATGGTGACGATTAAGGTCGAGAACGACGCGATTTGGGAGGAGTGGGTGAAAGAGGGAAAGGTCAAAGGATTCTCCATCGAGGGATACTTTGCCGATGCAAATCTCCAAAAGATGTCCTCTCTCGATGAACTCGTTGCGAAGGAGGTTCTCCGGATGGTGAGCCTCGAATCATTCAACGACTACCCCGACGCGGTCAAGAATAACGCGAAGCGCGGAATTGAGTTGAACGAGAAGAACGGGAACAAGTGTGCCACCCAAACCGGAAAGATCCGAGCGCAACAACTCGCGAAGGGAATGCCTATCTCGATGGAAACCATCAAGAGGATGGCCTCATATCTCGCTCGCGCTGAAGAGTATTATGACCCGAGTGACACGTCTGCATGCGGAACGATTTCGTATCTCCTTTGGGGAGGGAAGGCGGCTCGTAGATGGGCCGAATCGAAGTTGAAATCAAAGATGTGGGCCGACCTCGAGGAGGTACTTCGGGAGCAAAAAGGGGAGTGAACTCGCTCGTTTTTTTAGTTTGGCTCGTTTTTTTAGCGTTGCAAATGAAGCTGTTTTCAGGCCCATACACGAACTCAACCCCTTCTCGGGTACGCTACCACCTTTTTTGCGTGAAAGTAAAAAAGTGAGGAATGACGGGGTCTGCAAAAAGTTTTTTCATCGGGGAGTAAGCACCCCCCAAAAATCTTGTTATACCAAAAATCCCACCTCATGTCCATTCAAGAACGGGTGCAAGAAATCTTCAATCGCTTCAATGTGAACCTCACGGTCACGGAGGAGACGAAGGAGGAATTTGCAGAAGCCACCCTCGACAACGGCACGACAATCTACACCGATGCCGAAGACTTCAACGAAGGAGTTGAAGCGTACATCATCAATGACGAGGGAGAACGGATTCCCGTTCCTCCTGGTGACTACACTTTCAAAGACGGCTCCGTTTTGAGCGTCGGAGATGGAGGCAAAGTGACCGCCATCAGCAAAAAAGGTGACGGAAAGGACGGCAAGACTCCCGCAAAGAAGGGTGAGGCTCCTGCCGCCAAAGACGCTCCCGCTTCAGATGCGCCAGCCGATGGAGGAGACTCCGAGCCGGCTCCCGTCAAAGACCCCGTCAAGAAGGTGACGAAGTCATCCGACTTTGCCGAAGAGGAAGAGGTCGAAGAAATCGCAGTTGAGGAAGAGATGCCTATCACTCGCGAAGAAATCGCTGAAATGATTCGTTCTATCGTCACCGAGATGATGGGCGATGAGGAGAAGTACGAGGAAGACGAGGAAAAGGAAATGGAAGAGGAAGAAAAAGAGGAGATGTCCGCAGTCAACCCCGAAGCCCCAAAGGGTATCGACGAAGTCGTTGAGGAGAAGCCTCGTCGCAAGTCGAAAAAAGAGGAGGTTGTCGAAGATCCAACCGAGGATGCGGTCATGACCGAACTCGCGCAAGTGAAGGAACAACTCTTCGAATTGCAAAAGAAAGCCGCCGCTCATGGTTTGAAGCGTCGCACCCCGTCTCCTAAAAAGGAGGCGTTGAACCTGTCTGAAATCACATCAACCGAGGAGCGCGTCCGTGCCCTCATTAAACATTACAACGCCTAAACATGGCAAACGCAACTATCTCCGATTCCTACGTTGGGCAGGCGGCCCTTCCTTTCGTAGCTCCGGCCATTTTGAGCGCGGACACCCTCGCAAATGGCTACGTCTCTGTTTTGGACAATGTCCGTTACAAGGCAAACCTCCCTCTCTTGGGCGGTGTTTCTATCGCGGCTCGCTCTTGCGAGTTCTCAACTCCTGGAAGTGGTCAATTGACTATTGGCGACGTGACTCTCACGACCGCTCAACTTCAGGTCAACGAACAAATCTGCAACGACGACCTCGCTCAATCGTGGGCCGCAGAGCAGATGCGCGGAGCGTACTCCGGTGCTCCTGGCGATTACGTTCAATACCTCGGGCAATACGTTGCCGCGAAGGTTGCCGCGAGCGTCGAGCAGAACATTTGGCAAGGAAACTTCAACTCAACTGACGGAACCGACACCGGTGCCGGAGTTGTGGTGAGCAACTTCGACGGCATTTGTCGTCACTTCGTTGACGGATACACTGCCGGCAATATGCAGCAGTTGACCGGTGCGACGACATCCGGAAATATCTTGGCCCGTTTGGCAGACTTGACCGCTGAGGCTCCTTCTTCTATCGCAGGAGACCCCGACGCGACCATCTTCATGTCTCGTGCTTCGGCTCAACTCTACTACCAAGCGTTGTCCGCGACGTACACCCTCCCATTCTTGAACGATGGATTGGTGGCTCGTTATGCCGGATACAAGATTGTGACTCCTGCCGGATTCCCTGACGACACGTTCCTCTTGGTGAAAAAGGAGAATGTCTTCTTCGGAACTAACCTCTTGACCGATATGGTCGAGGCGCGTTTCTTGGATCTTACGAACACGACCGGTGATGCGGTGACTCGTATCGCGATGTTGTTCGATGCCGGAACGCAAATTGTCGACGCGGCTTCCTGCTCATTCGCATACCGCACTTCTTGATTTTTAATCCGAACGACGCGGGAGGCGATAGGGTCTCCCGCTGACTTCACAAAACCAACCCTCGATGGCTTGTTCACTTACACTCACGGGACGTTCTCTCCCCTGTCGCGATGCGTTGGGCGGTGTGAAAAAAGTTTGGATGGCTCCTTTTACGGATGCAATGTGGGCCGATGTCTCTGCGGGTGAGATTCCGGATTCTGCCGCGTCTCTCACATTGAAGGACTACGTCTCCCCAAAGAACACATCCTCTCTCACGCAAACTGTGACCGCATCCGTAGAAAACGGTACCGTCTTTTATTCTCAAGTTTTGTCCCTCGTCTGCAACAAACCCGTTGCCGCGGACATCACGGAGATTCAAGAAATGGCGAAAGGTCGCATCTGCATCGTCGTTCAAGATTTGAATGACAACTATTTCGTCATGGGTCACATCCGCGGGTCAGAATTGACCGGAGGAACGATTGTGACCGGAACCGCGATTGGAGACATGAACGGATTCACCCTCGAATTCACGGCAGAGGAAGCTATTCCGGCTCCTTTCTTGGATTCAGCCGGTTCGAATCTCACCTTCACGGTGACGACATAAGAAGCGAAGCTCCGACTCG